TATATCTTTATTCTCCGGTAAGTTATTTGCTGATGCAATTGTTGTGCAAGCTAGAATAAAACAGCTAGCTAATGTACTTATTTTTTTAAAACTCATAATTATAATCTCCCTTGTAACAATTTATTAATTAATGCATAGAGGATTATATCATAAAAATTTTATATTAAAATTTTTTTCATTCGTCAAATTCATACATATTTTTCTTAATTTAATTAAAATTCAATAAATTAATTATTTTTTTAAATTAAATTTAAATATAAAATTTTTTTAAAATTTGTTGATAACTTTATATTTTTTGTTGATAAATACCTGTTTTTCTGTTGATAACTTCATCAAACTGACACAAAGACTGACATAGGGATATATTAAATAAGTTAGTATTTTATAAAATTCAGTAATTACAATGAATTCATCTAAAAAATACATAAAATAGAAAGTTTTATGCCTCGCAAAATAAATAAGTCAGTCATTCATTCATAAGTTCTATGCAATTCTTCCTATTTGTAAATTTATGGTATAATTTTATATTATATGTCTAACTAAGCTGTTAGTATGTAATATAAATTTACTATAAGGGAGAGTAAACTTATGGAGAATAAAGAACTATTCAAAAGTATTATGGCGGATGTAAATAAGTATGTAATAAAAAATGGAAACCCTATTATAATTTTAGACGATCACTACATGAGAGAGGTAATGACACTTTATGCAAAACAACATAATTTAATAGAAAGCACATTATTGTTATTAGACAATAATCATAATGAAGAAGCATATGTATTAGCTAGATCTGTATTAAATAATTATTTTTTAATAGGATATCTATTAAATGATAGAGATGGAAGAAGACTAAAAGAATATAGAATTCAACCTCTTTTATCTGGAATAAAAGATTTACGAAATATAAAAAAAGCATTAAAAAGACCTATAATTAAAAACTTAGAAGAAAAAGGTAAAAGCTTGCCGTTTACAAAAACAGATATAAATAGAAAGCTAAAAGAACTTACTAAAAAAATTGAAGATGAAGGTTTTACTGCAAAAAGAGATTTATTAAAAATAAAAGATATCGCAACTAAATCAGATGAAAAAGGTCTTGAGTTATATATAACATTTTATGCTCAAGGAAGTAAGTATGAGCATTCAGACATTTCAACTCTAGACATATATAAAACTCCTGTACTTGATGATTATGATAAAAACGATGTATTTATTATGAGTACAGATGCAACAAATGAAAATTTAGGAAATACGGTATATTCAATAGTAGTTCAATCGTATTTAGACTCATTATTTAAAATAATTGATAAAATAACAAATGAAGATCAACAGTTACGAATCAATTTCGATGAAGATAAGTTAAGTGATATATTTATAAAAGCAACTAACTTATTAAACATATAAGTTAATATAAAAAAGGCTAGATTAATATCTAGTCCTTTTAGTATTATTTGTTATTTTCTTTCCTTAGAGATATTTATACAGTATTCAACGAATTCATTCATATTGGTGATTTTACAATCTCTTAATTTTTGTTCAAAATCCAATAATTGTTGTATATCATCTTTCCCATTATAAGATTTATCTGTAGGGAATATTTTGACATAATATTTCTTTAAGTCTTTATCTTTTATTTTATTAATGTTTTCAGATTTGTATTCAATATCACATTTTTTTAAAACATCTTCTAAATTATTTTTATTATATATAGGATGAATATAGTCTTTAGCCCAATGATTTTTGAACATTGCTTTATTTATAAAATTATCTGATTCTAAAGATGTACAATCATCTGTGTCCATTATAATAAATATCCTAAAATTCTCTAATCTCCTTCGCTTACCTTTTCCAGTTACTTCAACTTGATACTTAGCAAGGAATGAATCTATATCTTTAAAAATAGTATTTCCTAATACATTTTTTAATCCATTTATCTGTATACTATTATAACCCTTTTTTTCTGAAAATGATTCTATACTGATTCTTAAATTTGACTTTATATAATCTACTATTTGTAATTCTGATTTACCATGGACAATTACAACTGCCTTAGTATAGGATAGTTTTCTTTTTTTATTCTTCCTCATATATTCCCTATTTTTTAGTTAAACTTCTTTTTTATCTCCGCTAAATCAAAATTTCCAGTAGAAGGTATCGCGTCATATAGTCCCTTTAAGTATAAATCTCTGCTATTATGATTAGGATGAGTTCTGTTTTCATAATCATTAATATTGAACACATCCTTATCTCCATATGAATCTATGGCTATAAAGTATATAGAATCTTTTAAATTTTTTTCTTCTAATAATAATGTATTGTGAGTTGTTAATATAAGTTGACCATCTATATTTTTTTTAACTTCTCTAATTATGTCTCTAACCATTATATCATGTATTCCCGAGTCAAACTCATCAATTATAGAGATACCCCCGTTTATGGCAGTATATATTGATGGTAATATATCTAGTATTCTCATAGTTCCTGTTGATTCTCTATCGAAGTCAATATCTACTATTTTATCACCAATACGTTTTCTGAAAACTAAGTTATATTTTATTTTGTTTCCCTTTATTTCTTTTTTGTAATATACGTTTTTTATATCTGAATACAAACCTGTAAATACATCGTTTAAAAAATCCTCTGCTTTGATCAATTCAACTTCTTCATTTAAGTCTATATTACCATAGTCCAATTTTGTTAATATTTCTCTTTTAGCACATATAGCTCCTCTTTCAGCTCTAATTCCATCTTTAAACGTACACGAGAAATTCATTAAAAAATATAATATATCTGAAAAATTATTTGATATTTTGCCTTTTACATACCCTTTTACTTTGCTTTCCATATCATTTTTAATTATAGATAGTAATGTATGTTTCCCCCAAAACTTATTTACTTTGCCTAATAATTCTTCTAAATATGTCTTTTCTATGAAAACTCTTGGATTTAATTTTACTTCCTTGTTATTTATATCAAAATAACATCCTTTTTTTGATTCAATTACAAATTCTAATTTTTCTCTAACTATAGACTCATTATTAGTTTCAATATAATAAGACCCTTTTTTTCCATCTAAATCAAAACCATATTCTATTGACATATTTTCTATAGAGTCTATTGTTTTAACTGATTTAATTATAGTATCTACATCTCTATGTCTTTTTCTTAACATGTCTAAAAAGAATCTTTTTGACTCTTCAAAATCAGCTTTTTCTATACCATCTAAGTCTTCTAATACTGAGTTAATCATTTGATTTATCGATAAAGTATCGCAAAACTCTATTAAAGTATAAAATCCTGATGCAATATTTGATTTTCCTGACCCATTTTCACCATATATGATTGCCATATCTATTGGTTTCTTCTTTAAAGTTAAATCTATATCTACATCTAATAGAGATTTATAATTTTTAAATTTTATATATGTAAACATTTTTTACCTCCTTTTGTTATAAATTATAACATATTTTAAACAAAATAAACATTTTTATAATAGTTTATTTTATTCAATAAAAAATATACCTAATTTATTGAATAGAAAATAAAAAGGCATAAAACAAAAAATTTTATGCCTTTTTTATTTTTAGAAATTCTATAAAATTTACATATAGATCATTGTTTGATTAATCATACCTTCTAGGATTTAGCTATAGAAGAATAATAACACCTAGTTTTTATAGTATAATCTACTATAAAAACTAGGTGTTATATATAGTTATTTATTTAACTTTTTCTCTAATTGTATCTGATAGTAAGTTTTAGTCAGGTGTTCATGTAATTTTATTAGCCTATAGTCTATAGCTTTAAATAAAGCTTTATATTTTGTTTTATCTGAATCTAAAATTTGATAGGCTCTGGCTTTCCTTAATCCTTGATTAGTACATATTTTAAATTTGTCATCTTTTTTTAATATATTTAATAAAATTTCCAGTTGATTATTTGCTTGATTCCAATCATTATCATTAAAATCATAATTTTCATCACCATAAAGATGCTCATTGTATTGCTCGTGTATATCTGGATATTTTGAAATAATATCCAAACAACGCTCTTCAATATGTTCAAAGTCTGAAGACATATTTTCTACATATGTATAGTAAGTATACGTATCTAATATAAAACTAAAAATTATTTTATTTGGCTGATTCTGCTCTAATTTATTTAATCGCTCTTGATCTTTCTTAATATCATTTAATACTTGAGTATAGTTATACTTTTTAGCAAACTGAATTAAATCATCATATTTTTCTGTTAAATCTTTAAAATCATAGTATTCATAGAAATATAAAATATGATTAATTTTATTTGTATTTGCTATAAGAAAAAAATCCTTTATATTTTCAATTAATATAGATTTTTCAGAAGCAATATTTTTATTATATCCTTTTATTAATATAGATGAGCTCATATCTTGATATTCTTGTATTTTTAAATTTGTCATATAACTCCATCTCCTTTTATATCTTTATTTTAGCATTGATTCCATTTTTTATAAAACATCTTATTTTTCAATGTGTTTATTTATTAGAATTACTGTCTATATTGCTAATATAAGGTGGTGATTTATATTAGCTTACAAGCTCATTTATTTTTGTTAGATACTTTTATACTATTATTAAATCTATCTATTGGCATTTGTTTATACTTTCTGTATATTCATATAAATAAAATCATTAAGTATATAAAATATAATGGTACTAGAATTATTCAAATAAAAAAGTAACACAATACCTGTTGTGTTACTTTAGTTGCATTTTTTATATTTAATACAGTATATTTCTGCATTATCGTTTATGCAATATACCTTATATTCTCTTTTACACTCTTTGCAAGTTTTTGATATATACATTCCTACGTCTAGCCCTTTAAAGTATAACTGTGTAATTTCCATTTAAATAAACCCCTATTGATTTCTTATATCCGATAGAATATACTTTACGTTGCGAAGTTAGAGCACATACTTCATTTTGATGTGTTCTTTTTTCATTATGTTTTTATACAAATTGTATTAAGAATTGTTAAACAAATCATTTAATCATTGTTAATACAATTTCTTTTATAATTTGTCTAACAAATTGTTAAACAAATCAATCTTATTCTATTATTATTACTTAGTTTTACCTTTTTTATTTCTGCTATTTTTATCATATTCTTTTGATAATTTTTCAATATTAAATTCTTCTGGTAAGTTATTTTTTGTTACACTTAATGGATCTTGTAATATAGACATAACTGTTTTATTTACCGTAGTATTTTTAAATTTCGATATTGCCTTTAATAATTTTAAATCTTCTTCTTCAAAATAAATTGACATAGGAACTTTCTTTTTTGGCTTATCTTCTTTTTTCATATCTAATAAATTAAAGCTATTGTTACTTGTACTCTCTTCTTCGAATTTTGTTTTTAATTCCTTATTAACTTTACTTTTATAGTCTTTTTTAGTAGCAACTATTTCGTCCTTATCGTCTAAAAATTTATTTATTCCCACTATAACACTTCCTTTTCTATTAACTCTGCTATTAAATCTTTGAATTCTTCTCTAACCTTATGACTCTTTTTTATCTTTCTGCAATAATCATCTATATCTAATTTATTTAATATTGCATTTTTAATAACTGTAGTTTCACTAATTTTAGCATTTACTAAATCTTGTTTTATACTATCAAATTGATTTAAATAGTCATTAAAGATATCTCCAGTTGATAAATTTCTACTAGTATAAGAGTTTATAACTACAGCTCTTTTTGCTTCATTCTCCATTTCCATGTCTTCTAAGTCTTGGTTAAACTTTTGGTAGAATAATTCGCAACCTCTTATACTTGCTATATCTTGATATTCTAATGGAGTTATAATGCTATCAGATATAATCATAAAGTTTCTAGCAATAAGATCATAACTAGGCGATAAATCTATAAATATATAATCATATTCTTTTAAAATTTCTATATTTGATTTAAACCATCTCCATACAGATTTTTCTCTATTTGTTTTTGTAGTTAAATACTCACTTAAAACAGATAGACTTAAATCTGATGGTATTAAATCTATGTTTGGATATGTTTCTAATGGAGATTTTATTATAACTTCATCCGCATTAGATCCATCCGATAATGCTTCAAACATAGTCTTATCATTATGAGATACCTTGTACAAAAATTGTGTTAAATTTGCTTGAGTATCTGCATCAATTATTAATACTTTTTTATCACTTTTACTTAAATTAATAGCCGTTAAAGCTGTTAAAGTTGTTTTACCAACTCCTCCTTTAACATTAAAGAAACTTACTATTTTCAATCTATACACTCCTTTAATTTTACAAATCGAATAACAAATAGTTATACAATTTTACAAACAATTTATTTAACCATTTGTCATTCAATTTGTTTGTAAAATCATTATTCAAATGGTTATACTAATATAATAGCAGACTATAACTTAAATAACAATATATTTTCCGACTATATTCGGAAAATATTGATATTAACTTTCTACCTCATATAATCATTCATTTTTAAGATATATAAAGAAATGGTATAACAAATTGTTAAATAAATTGATTTACAATTCGTTATACCATTTCTTTAATTTATTTATTTTTATACTTTGCAGCTTGGCTCTTTTGTATTATTTCTTCAAATTCATCATCATCATATTTCATAAATGTTTCATCAAAGTTATGGAATTTTGTCTTTTTATAACTTTGATTTACTTTATTTATATTTAACTCGTCTATTTTAGCCTCTAACACCTTCTTAAAATAATTATAAGACTTTACCTTTATCTTTTCTTCATCATCCTTCTCTAAAGCTATTAGAATTGATTCTTGTAATAATTTTTTATATACACTATCTTTAAAATCATATTCATTAAAATCATTTTTGAAATCTACTAATGTTTTAGCAGTAAATAACTTTTTATTAGGAATATAAAAATCATCACTAGTTTTCTTCTTAGAGCTAGTAGTTACTGTATTAAATTCTTTTGGATGTAATTCTATTACTTTTTCTTTTGATATATCTTTAGTATATTTTTCATTTTTAAAATAAACTTTCTTTTCATGATCTAGTATTGTAAATTGAATTTCATCTACCTTTCTACCGCTTTTAATTTCTTCAATTTCAACACTCATATTACCAAACTGATTTATTTCTTTAATAGCTTGGTTTAATACTCTTTGCTTAAAATTCTTATATTCTGGATATTTATTTTCCACTCCTAGGATAAACCTTATCTGATTAACTTTAAATCTTTTAACTATTACCTTATCCGTTCTACTCCATAATCTTAATAGTTCATATAATCTTTGAGAATAAAAGCTCTTAAATTTTGTTAATATCTCTAAACTTAAAGGAGCATATACAGTGTAATCAATCAAATGTCTATATAGTCTTTCAGATAGTTTTATTTTAAATATCTCTTTATTTACATTATACTCACTACCTGCAATTAGATTATAATCACATTCTATAGTATCTCCATTTTCATTTTTTTCAAATTCAAGAGATGTTTGTTTTAATATCTGTATTGTCTTTTTTATATTAGCTAAAGTTCTTTGATTTTTATTTGGTATGAGTTTTCTTATTTCATCTAGCTTTACTTCACAGCTTAGTTCTCCGTTTTTTTCTTTCTGTGCTGTTAGTAAACAATAATAAAATATTCTATTTTGTATTGCTGTAACTTCATATGAGGTATGTACTAATTGCTTAGATTGCATCAATAAATCAATACAATTTTCATTTGCTATATTCTCATTCATAATTTCTCCCCGTAGTATAAAGGTATCAAATTGTTACCTTTAATTTTAATATGTATTTATAAATGTATTTAGTAATTTAAATATTTTAAATCTCTTTTTAGGTTATTTATGTTTATTAATCTTATTAAGAGTATCAAATTGTTACCTTTAAAAAAGCTAGTAAGATAACATACTTCCAATAATAAAGAGTATATATTTATTAAAGCCTAAAGGCAACAGTTTTTTGTTTTTGTTACCTTTAGAGTATCAAATTGTTACCTTTAGAGTATCAATATGTTACCTTTTAGTATCAAATTGTTACCTTTTAGTATCAAATTGTTACCTTTCGGTATCAAATTGTTACCTTTCATACTTTGTACACTAGTTGTATCAATATGTTCAGCACTCTCTAAATACTATTAAATACTATTAAATACTATTAAATACTAAAGAAAGGGGAATTTTCTCAAATTCCTCCTTCATTTTTTATAAAACTTTCTATTTAAACTTTGCTCTTTGACTTTTCTCAATAATACTATCTAATTCTTCATCAGAGTACTGATCTATTGTTTGAGTAAAATTAGCAAACTTATTTTTATATGTATTTGAATATTGCTTTTGTGCTATAATACTATTATTAAAAATTGATCTAAAATTTTTATATGTATTTGAACCTTGAGAGTTGGCGGACTCTTGAGGTTTTTTCATTTCTATTTCTAAATTTTTATATACTCCTTTGATATATTTATAATTCTTACCTTTATCCTTATCTTTAGCTATTTCAATAGCTAACTCTAGTATTTCGGTATCCATTTTAGATAATTGATTTATTATATTATTGTCTAAAGATATTCCTAATGAATGTATTAATAACTCATTATCAGTACTTGGTTGGATATTATTAATAGATGTTAATAGTGATTCATAGACAAATCTATTTAAAACTATAAAAACTTTACTTCCACCTTTACTATTACCAGTTTTATTAGAGTATTGTTTTCTAGTTAAAACTTTTGATAGATTACCATTAAACATTCTTCTTAATTTTTCTTTATTACCCTTTTCTGTTTTACCATTGAAAATTATTGGTAGCTCTTTTATTAACGTTTCATAATTAACCCAGTATCCTATGTCATTTTCTTTTTTTATGTACTTTCTTTCAATTTTACTTCCGTTAGAGAATTGAATAAACCAACTTAGAAGGATTAAATCTTCTGAATTTAATCCTAAGTCATTAGCTCTATCAATTCTGATATTATTTACTGTGAAGTCCATTGATTTCATCCTCCTGTTTCTGCATCATAAATAATAAAAAATCAGTGCCAGTCATATTATTTTTCTCTGCTAATTCATAAAATTTAATTTTCTCATCTTCAGTTAACCTGATAGATAGTCGTTCACTTCTTTTTCTATTAGGTTCTTTATATTTAGATTGCATAAATAATAGCTCCTTCCATAGTGGGTTACCCATAATTAATGGTACACCCACTATGGAAAAAAGTCAATTATTTTTTATGGGTACCCAACAAAAATGTGGAGTTATATGAGACCATAAAAATGTGGAGTACCTACTCCACAAAAATGTGGGCTCAGATATTATATAAAAATATATATTATCTTTTATATAAAAAGATAAAAATAAAAAATTTATAAAACTCTAAAAACACCAGTAATAATTCCTATAATTTGTACATTCTTATAATTTAAAACTATTGGTTCCATAAAATCATTCTGAGAAATTAAACTTATAGCATCTTCATTTTGTTCAAAAGTTTTAACTGTAACATATTCATTGTGGACTAAAGCAACAACATGATCTCCATTAGATGCAGTATTTTTTCTATCAACGATTATAAAATCACCATTAAGAATACCGATATTAATCATACTATTCCCCTTAACTTTTAGGAGAAAGTTATTAGATCCTTTAACTAGGCTAGCTGGAAGAGTAATATAATCTTCTATGTTTTCCTTAGCAAGTATTGGCATACCCGCAGTAACCTGACCAACTAAAGGAAGATTTATCATTTCTGGTGTAGGTAAATTAGATTCTATTCCAGTTTTATCTAAAACTTCTATAGTTCTTGGTTTAGTGGCATCTTTTTTTATATAACCGAGTTTCTCTAATTTGTTTAAATGCATATGTACAGTAGATGTTGATTTTAAACCGACAGCATCGCATATTTCTCTAACAGATGGGGGATAGCCTTTTGAAGATATTTGACTTTTTATAAATTCTAATATTGATATCTGTCTACTATTTAAATCTATATAATTCATAGAAATATATCCTTTCTGAAATGTATGTTCCATATTGTTTTTTATAAACTAACAACATATAATTAATACAAGAGTTCTCTTAAAATTGAAAAAAAAGAACGTACTAAGAACAATTGTTTGATTAAAGTGTAACACAAGAAAAAGTAAATTAAAAGGTATTATAGTAAAAAATGTAAATCAAATGAAAAGGTATGCATAAAACACGAAAAATAGTACCTATATAGGCTTATTTATAATTATTGATAAATATATATATGAAAATGTAAAAAAGGCTCTTAGGGGTAAAAATTTTGATTTTATGCATAGTATATGGAGGAGTAATTATATGAAAGGGAAAGAATTTAAAAAATTAAAAGAAGAAATTATAAAAAGTATAGAAGAAATAAATGATAATAAAAATCTTGAATATATATATTTTACAATAAAGGGAATAAAAAAAAGCAGTTGTTAATATAAAACAACTGCTTTTTTTTATTCTTGCTCTTCGATTAAAACATCAACTATTTTCTCTATAATTTTGAAATTCTTATTATTTAATTTAGAGATTTTATATAGCGCTTGTTTTAAATTATTATTTGAATCAGAGGTACCTATTTGCGCCATGAAATATGCAAAATGATTATCTGATGAAGAATCATTAAATACATTCCCTTCACCAGTCTTAAGCCAGTCCATATTTACATTGAAAACCTCACATATATCATCTAATGTCCTTTGTGATGGATTTCTTCTTCCAGTTTCAATTACAGATACTGAATTACGTTTAATACCTATTTTATCAGCGAATTCAAATTGATTAAGTTTTAAATGTTTTTCTCTAAGAGTTTTTATATTGTTATTTATACTCAAATAAAAAACCTCCTTAATGTAACTATAGATAATATTTTAAATTACTAATGTTGACAAGTCAATAATAGTAAATAAAAAATAATTAAAGTTGTTGACAAAGTATTACAAAAATAATAAAATAATGACAAGTCAACAAAAATAAGAGGTGATTGAATGACAAGTCAACAAAAGTATGAAACTTTGATAAATAAAATAAAGTGTTTAAACGATAAAAATAAGATTATAGCTTTGACTTCGATAAACACTTTATATATATCTCAATTATCAGAATTTGAATTGGGTGAAGCCGTAAAAGAATTGATGAAAAATGTAAAAAATTAATGCACTTAAAAAGTGTGTGATTTTTAAAATTACACACTTGACTTAAACAACTATAAAGTTTGAAAAAGCAAAGTCTAGGGGCTTTATTCGGACTTGTAATAAGTATTAACAAATCAACCATTATTAATAAATATTTAAGCAACAGGTGAAATTTTGAAATGAAAAGTAAATGGAGTAAATACATAGAAAGTGATTATGAAAGAGTACATACAAAGTTATTAGATGTAAATTTAGAAGAAAATGAAATAGATAAAATTTTAGATGTAAGAACTGGCTGTAGTTATGTAACAAAAACTATAGATGCTGGAGTAATAAGAGAAGTTGAAACTTATCCAATGTATTTAAGTAAAGATATGCCAAGTGAATGGAAAAGAGAAAAGAATAGAATAGCTCAAAAGAATCTTAATAATAAAAATGCACAAAAAAGTTTTGTTAGAAAGATAAACACTAATTTTAAAGATGGAGATTATCATATAACGTTAAACTATGAAAATGAAAGTGTACCTACAGATTATGTTCAAGCAAAAAGGGATATGCAAAATTTCATAAGAAGATTAAAGCGAAAATTAAAAAGAGAAAATATACAAGAAGAATTAAAGTATATCTATGTAACAGAGCATAGAGAAGGGGATAAAGGTATAAGATGCCACCATCACCTAATAATTAATTCTTTACTTTCTAGAGATGAAATAGAAGAAGCTTGGAAGTTTGGTAAAAGGATAAAATCAACTAAATTAAGTGGAGATGAACTACATCTAACAGGACTAGCTACATACTTATCTAAAGATCCCAAAGGGAAGAAACGTTGGTGTTGTAGCAAGAACTTAAAAGATCCTAAGATAACTAAAAGCCATTCTAAATTTACTAAAAAGAGAATTAATAATATGACTAGAAATCAAAATTTAGTTAAAGAAGAAATGGAAAGAGTTAATCCTGGATATGTATTCATAGACCATCAAATTTATATCAATGAACATAACGGAAAACCTTACATATATGCTAGAATGCGAAAAATAAAAGAATGAAAGGGAATAAAAAATGACTTATAAAGAAGTCCTAGAAAAGTTAAAAGAAACTAGAATAAAGGCTCTAAGGAAGATAGAGAAAGAGCCAAAGGGTAAAGAATTGAAAGAAATAACTCAAATGCTGAGTGAAGTAATCAGTGGGTTAGAGAGTTTATTAAACAAAAAAGATGAAGGATTAGAAATATATAGGATAAATGAAATAAGGAAAAAATATGACTTTCAAGAAAATAAGGGAGATTAGAAAAATGATAGTACATAAATTTATAGTACATGTATTAGATAAAACAGTAGATGAACCAGTAATAAATGATTTTGAAGGAAGGATAAATCCTCACATAGATAAGTTCTTACAAAAAAGTATTAAAAAAGTTATAAAAGATGATTTATTAAGAAAAGCAAAGTTTAGAAATTATAATGACAACTTAATTAAGCAACTTTGCGATAGGATAATCTATGATGAAAAGTCATTTATAGAGAATTCAAAAGAAATAGCAGCATATTTATTTGATGTTATGAAAGAAGCATCAGATATAGAGTCTAGTGATTTAGTAGTTTGTCTATTTACAGAAAAAGACCAGAAATATGTAGCTATAGTTAAATATGACTATAAAGATATATTTAATCATTCAATAGAATTTGAAGATGATAAATTCAATATACAGATGGTTCAAAATAATGCAGGTATATTAGAAACTACTAAGCCTAAGCAAGTTGCTATAGTTGGAGTAAATGGCTTAAATGATGAATATGACTTAAGAGTTTTAGATGTAGAAGCTGAAAAGAAAAATGAAATATCATCATTTATAGAAAAATTTTTAGATGTAAGAAAAGTGGATGATGATACATATAAAACAAAAATGTTTGAAGCTTATACAAGCAACTATATAACAAATGCATTTTTTGTAGATGATGTGATAAAGGCAGAGGATATAAGGCAAGTTAGAGATTATATGTTACTTAATCATCAAGTTATGGATATAGATAAATTCTTAAAACAAGCATTAAAAGAAGAAAATGAAATAAAAGACTTTAAGGAATATTTAGAAGATAAAGGATTTAATAAAGATTTTAATATAGATAGAAAGTACATAGAGAAGAAACTTAAGAATAGAAATATAAAAACAGACACAGGAATAAATATAAAACTTAACAGAGAGATAAGCCAGGATCCTTTAGTGTTTAGCATGAAACGAAATGAAAATGGGACTTGCGACATAGTAATAAAAGGAGTGAAATTCTTTGAAGAAAAATAGATTTGATGAACTTACTATTACAGAAAAAGCTGACCTGGTTAGAAAAAGAGCAGAATATATTAAAAGTAAAAATAAAGGTTTGAGTAAATTAGAAGCTTTTAATATAGCTAAACAAATTTTAATTATTGAATACTAGGAGATAAAGAGTATGAATAACTTAATGGTGTTTGAAAATAAAGAAGTAGAAGTATTTGAATATGAAGGACAAGTATTATTTAATCCAAAACATGTAGCAGAGTGTTTAGACATAAAGAATGTAAATGATGCAATAAGTTATTTTAATAATAAACAAAAAATAAAATTAAGAAATTTAGATATAGCTAATACCGACATCCGAAAGTTAAATAATGCAGGAGAAAACTTTTTAACTGAAAGTGGAGTATATAAACTAATATTTAAATCCAGAAAAGAAGCAGCAGAAAGATTTCAAGATTGGGTAACAGATGAAGTACTTCCAAGTATAAGAAATAATGGTATATATGCTCTTAAGGGATTAAGTAAAGAGCTACAAGCAATATTTGCATTAGATAGGAAACAACAACAGACAGAAAAAAGAGTTGATTACCTATATAACACAATGACTGTTGATTATGAACAACAAGAAGAATTGTTAAATGAAGCTAAAAGAAGAGCTATAGAAATACTAGGTGGATATAACTCTAATGCATATAAAAAAGTAAGTAAGAAGGTATTTAGTGCTATATGGAGAGATTATAAGAGCCACTTTAAAATAAATAGTTATAAAAATACAGCAATTAAAGATTTTGAAAATGGACTTATGTATTTATCAAATTGGAAACCAAACTATAATCTATCATTAGAAATATCAACATTTATTAATCAAATAGAATTTGCAGGATAGGGAGAATAAATAAAAGCAAATTGTATCTTAACGAATTGAAACGGAGGTATCTAAATGTTTGTTTCAAGAAAGAAACTAATAAAAAATTATGAAAACCAGTTGAAGAATAAAAGTGAATACATAGATAAATTAATAAAAATAAATATAAATCTTTCAAAAGAAAAAGATGAATTACTATCAGAAAAAGAAGTTACAGATGATATGTTACAAAAATTAATACATTTTAATAAAGAAATCTATAACAAAGAAATAGAAAGATTAGAGATCATAAAAGATAGAACTAAAAAAGCTAAGACTAAGAAAAAGATAGAAAATAGAATATTAGATATAAAAGAGTACTATATAGCAAATAAAAATTAAAATATGGGGGTCAGTACATGTTAGTAAGTGGTAAAAAGTATAAATCATTGAAAGAAGAAAATGAGAAGCTTAAAAGAGAACTTAGACAAGCTTATGATGAAAATAAATTACATATAGATAGAATAATAGATTTAGAAGATAAGGATAAAAAGAATAATGAAGAATATAAATTAGTTTTAGCAGATATGTGCCGATTAGAAGATAAAGTAACTAAATTAGAAAATGAAAACAAAGATTTAAAGAGTAAAAGAAGCTCAACTGAAATAATGAAGAATCAAATATTAAACATTTGTCTATATAGAGATAAAAAAGGCAGAATGGTAAAAACAAGGGATGGAGAAATTCTCGTAAATGAGAAAATAAGTGGGGTTAAGATTTGGGACTTAGTAAACTTAATGTAAATATAAGAGATGTCTTAGGATTAATATATATAGTTGCTATAGTGCTTGGATCATTAGAGATATTAAATGCTATAGCAACTAAATAAAAAAGAAAATAGCATATGGAGATGGTGTAGATGTTTCAAGAAAATTATATAGAGAATTATATGGCTCTATTAGCTTGTATTACATCAGAAAAGTTTTTATCGGCCAATAGTGCAATTAGACAAATAACATTAGAAAACGTAGATATTAAAAATGTTAGAACTAAAAATAGAGAAATAAATTGTAAGAAAATGAGTTCAAATAAGTCTATTAAAGTAAAAGTTATAGATACATTAGAAAATAAAGAATATGAATTTAAAAGTATTGCAGCAGCAGAAAGATTTTTGAAAGTTAATAAAGGGACAATAGCACAGTATACAAAAGCAAATAGGATCTATAAAAAAAGATATATTTTCAAAAAAATTGAAGGTGAAGCTAATGAGTATTAAATGTAACCAATTCAAAAATAAGAGATTTGATAGGAATGCATATTTAAAGATATGACAAATTGAATGACAAATTGAATGACAAATTGAATGACAAATTGAATGACAAATTGTAATAATTATTTCCAAGTAGGAAAGAGAAACGGAAGTTTTATATGTGAAAATGTAAATATGAAGAAGAATTAATTATGCTAGACAAATATTGCTTTAAAGGATGATAATGATGAATAAATTTGAAAAGTTACAACAAGTTATAGTTAAGTTTGTTGAGGATTTAGAAGAATTAGGGTATGTCGTTTACCAAGAGGAAGATAAAGATAATTTAGTCATAGATATAGAAGAGAAGAAATAGGAGCAATAAATATATGTATGCAAATATGAAAAGAAGTGAAGAAACAGAACAAATGGCATTAATAGATTGGTGTAATATAAATACTTGCATATATCCAGAACTTAAATTAATGTATCATATTCCAAATGAAGGGAAAAGAGGTAAGAGTGAAGGAGCTAGACTTAAAAGAGTTGGTGTTAAAAAAGGAGTTCCTGATTTATGCCTTCCAGTACCTCGTAAAAATTATCATGGACTATATATTGAAATGAAATATGGAAATGGCAGAACGAGTAAAGAACAGAAGGAATGGATAAATAAACTCAATGAGCAAGGATATTATGCAGTAGTATGTAATGGATTTGAAGAAGCTAAAGATACTATAGAAAGATATATTAATAGTTAATATATATGAGGTGAGATATGAGTACTGAAGAGGTAAAAGTGTTAGTTAAAGAAGTGGTAAAAGAAATAAAGAGAGAAGAAGAAACTAAAAAGAAAAAAGGTGCATACCATAATACAAGATTATTAATGAAAAATTATAATGATTTAAAGTTACATTACGAAAAGGCTAAAAGTGAGGTTAAGGATATAGATGATGGAACTATAAATCTTAAAGATATAGATGAAGATGTATTATACATACTTAGTATAAAGAGAAGTAGAATAAAAACATTAATAATGATAAGTCATATAGATGTTGCATTAAAGGCATTAAAAGAAAAACAAAGAAATGTAGGAACGATAGAAAAGTATAAGGCATTAGAATTGTATTACATAAAAAATAATACATATGAGAAAATAGCAGAAAAACTAAATTGTAGTGTTATATCTGTTAGAAGATGGATTAATGATATGATAAAAGAAATGAGTGTATTCTTATTTGGAATAGAAGCATTAAAGATATAAATATGATAAAAAGATGATATTTTAAAGATAATTTAAAGATGTTAATATGATAGTATAGAAAAATTATACTTAACGAAAAGAAGAGAAACTAGTTTAAACTCATACAGTCGGTTAGGGTAATAACAGACTTAAAACAAAGTTTCTAACAATAAAAAAGACTTATGACTTTCACTCATAGGTCTTTTTTATTTAAGTTAAGAGGTAGATGTGTTAAAAAAGTTTTGTAGATGTGGAAAAATAATAACTCAAGATATTAAAATGTGTAATGATTGTGAAAAGAGATTCTCTGCTGAAAAGAAGAAAAGCTATAAAGATTATAGAAAAAGAAGGAATGATTTAATAGAGCAGAAATTTTATAGAAGTGATGATTGGATATTTACTAGGGATTCAGTTAAACAAAGAGATGATGGTATGTGTAAACTATGTGAAAGAAAACATAGTGATGTAGTACACCACATAGAACCATTAAAAGAAGCATGGAGCTTACGATTTAACATTGATAATCTTATTTGCTTATGTAATAGATGTCATTACTATGTACATAAGAAATATGATAAAGGAGGATCTGTTGAATCACAAATGAAAAGTAAACTAACTAGCTTAATAGATAAAAAATATTAAGGGTAGGGGGGTACTTAAAAAGTTTTGACCAAAAGACTAGAGTCCACGGTTGCACTGAAATTCCGCAGAAATTCCCTAAATTAAAATTTCAGAACAGGATATTGGATAGTTATAATTTAGGTTTTATCTATATTGTAGCTATTTTTTTATTTATAAAAATTAGACAAAAATTAATTATTCATTCTAAGGAGGTGAGAAGGTGGCTAGACCTAAACAACCTATTGCATTAATTCAAGCCAAAGGTAAAAAACATTTGACTAAAGCAGAGATAGAAGATAGGAAATCAAAAGAAGTTAAGGCTAATTGTGATAAAGTTGATCCACCTTCTTACTTACCCAAAACACTAAAAAAAGAATTTGAAAGAATTGCTGAAGAGTTAAAAAGAATAGATATAATGAGTAACTTAGATTGTGAAGCATTAGCTAGATATATAGTTTCTGAATATAATTATCAAAAAGTTACTAAAAAGCTTTTAAAAACAGGTGTAGACAATGATAAATATTTTAACTATTTATTGATGCAAGATAAATTATTTAAACAGAGTAGACAAGCAGCTAGTGATTTAGGTTTAACTATATCAAGTAGATGTAAATTAGTAATACCTACTAAAACTGAAGAAAAGCCTGTAAATAAGTTTTCAAAGTTTATGAAGTAGGAGGTGATTCTATGTGGTGATAGAGGATAGAGTTACCCAATATGCATTAGATGTAGTTGAAGGAAGAGAAATAGCAGGAAGAAATGTAATATTAGCATGCCAAAGGCATTTAGATGATTTAGAAAAATCAAAGTTAGCACCATATATATATGAATTTAATATAGAAGGATCTTTATCAGCAATAGAGTTTTTTGAAAGCCTTAGATTTACAGATGGAGAAATTGCAGGACAAGAAGTTGAGTTATTTGGGTTTCAAGACTTCATAGTAGGTTCTCTATTTGGATGGGTTTCAAAAGAAACTGGATATAGAAGATTTAGAAAGAGTTATGTACAACTTGCAAGAAAAAATGCTAAATCACTATTAAACAGTGGACTATCAATAAAATTAGCTGGATTTGATAATTATCCAAATGCACAAGTTTATTGCACTGCTACAAAAATGAAACAAGCTAGGATAGTTTGGGAGCAATCTAAAAAATTTATACAGATAGAACCAGATCTAAATGAATTCTTTAAGATTAAAGACCATGATGCGACTATAGAATGTTTAGTAAATGGTGGGAAAATAATGGCATTAGGAAGAGATACTGGGACTATAGATGGTTTTGATCCTCACGGTGGGATAATAGATGAATACCATAGTCATAAAACTAATCAGATGGTTAAATTACTAGAAGATGGTTCAGTAAATCAAGCAGAGAGTTTAATATCTATAATAACTACTGCAGGATTCAATCTAAATGGTCCATGTTATAAAGAATGGGAATACTGTAAAAGTGTTTTAGAAGGTGTTGTAAACAATGATGAATATTTTATATACATAGCTCAAATGGATAAAGATGATGATATATGGGATTCAAAAAATTGGATTAAAGCTAATCCTTTAGTTGCAAAGCTCCCTAAAGGTTTAGAAAACTTAAAGAGATTTGCTAAAGAAGTTAAACAAAAAGGTGGAGAAGATCTTAGAAACTTTTTAACCAAGTCATTAAATATATGGTATGAGTTTTCAAATGATCAATTTATTGGTCCAGAAAAAATTAAAGTGTGCAAAACTAAGAAAACCCTTGAAGATTTTAAAGGGCAAAAATGCTTTGCAGGACTTGATTTAAGTAGTGGTGGAGATTTAACATCTTTAGCACTTATTTTTGTTAATTGGATAGATGGTGTTAAAAAATATTATATATATACTCATTCATTTATTCCTAAAATGAGAGTACAAGAGCATATAAAGACAGATGATGCTCCATATGATGTTTGGATTGATAAAGGTCTATTAACAGTTACAGAAACTTTAGGAGGAATAAAGACAGACTATAAATATATAATAAAACATCTTAAAGAATTAACAGAAAAATATGATTTAAAAATTGAACAACTCGGATATGATCCTCATAATGCAGATGCATTTTTATCAGATTTATCAGAATTAGGTTGTGATTGCATAGAAATATATCAAACTCATAAATGGCTTAATGATGCAACAGAGGATTTTAGACTAGAAGTTGAAGCTGGAAATGTTGAGTATGATGAAGAAAATGAACTTTTAGTATGGTCTATAGTCAATGCAAAAACAGTATCTAATTCAAATGGAGAGATTAAAATTGATAAAGATCGAAGACAAAAAAGGATAGACCCTGTAGATGCAATAATAGATGCTTATAAATTAGCATTTAAAGAAGAGAAGCTAGTTGATATAAATGAATCTGTAGATAAATATTTAGATATGATGGGGTGGAGCTAGAAGGAGGTGAAATATGAAGCTATTAAAACAAATAAAAAATTTCATAGCAACAAAAAAGACTGCAAATATGCAAAGTAAAGATTTGCTTGAGTGGTTAGGTATTGCAACAGGAAATAATAACATATTAAGTGAAGTAACTTATTTTACTTGTTTAAAAATGCTATCTGAAACACTAGGTAAAATGCCAATTAAAATGTACCAAGAAACTGATAAAGGTATTATAAGAGCATCTCCAACTGAAGCATACAAACTTTTAAAATATAGACCGAATTCATACATGACACCATCTATATTTTGGGCAACAGTAGAAAATAATAGGAATCACTTTGGTAATGCATATGTTTATATAAGGCGAGAATTTAACCGTAAAAAATATGGTGGAAGTATAAATATAAAGGATTTATGGATTATGCCAAGTGAAAACGTACAAGTAGTTATAGATGATAAAGGTATATTTGGAAACAAAGATGCCTTATGGTATGTATATACTGATAAATACAGTGGTGAACAATATGTATTTAAAAGTGAAGATGTTTTACACTTTAAAACTTCATTTAGTTTTGATGGTATATTAGGACAACCTGTTAGTGAAATCTTAAAATATACTCTTGAAGGTGGAGTAGAGAGTCAAAACTTTATTAATAATTTATATAAAACAGGTCTTACTGCTAAAGCAACACTAGAATATACAGGGGACTTAGATTCTGCAAAAGAAGAAAAATTAATAAAAGGAATTGAAAAATTTGCAAATGGCTCACAAAATGCAGGTAAAATAATACCAATTCCTTTAGGTATGAAAATAACACCTTTAAATATAAAACTAACAGATAGCCAATTTTACGAATTAAAGAAATTTTCATCACTACAAATAGCAGGAGCATTTGGAATAAAACCAAATCAAATTAATAATTATGAAAAATCTAGTTATGCCAATAGTGAGATACAACAACTTAGTTTTTATGTAGATACTGTATTGTTTATTTTAAAGCAGTATGAGGAGGAGTTAAACTTCAAACTTCTTACAGAGGAAGAACGAAATAGTAATAAATACTATAAATTTAATGAGAAATCTATATTAAGGACAGATGCTAAAACACAAGCAGAATGCCTTTCTGGATATGTAAACAATGCTATATATACTTCAAATGATGCCAGAGCATATTTAGATATGCCTGCTATTGAAGGTGGAGATATTTTAATGTGTAATGGTAACTATATACCTATAACTGATGTAGGTAAGCAATATTCGAAAGGTGGTGAAAATAGTGCCTAAGATTCTTAAATTAAAAAATGAAGATAAAAAAACTGGTAAATTAAAAAATGTAGGTAGTATAGAAATTAAAAACCAAACTGAAGAAAAAGCAGAGTTATATTTTTATGGTGATATAGTATCTAGCTCATGGGAAAGTTATTGGTATGAAGAAGATAAATGCCCTCAAGATATAACTGATTTTCTTAAAGAACTTGAATCATCAAAATCAATTGATATATTTATAAATAGTGGAGGAGGCTCTGTTCATGGAGGACTCGCTATTTATAATTTATTAAAAAGGCATAAAGGACAAAAAACAGTATATGTAGATGGAATAGCAGCAAGTATAGCAAGTGTAATAGCTATGGCAGGGGATAAGATAATAATACCCTCAAATGCACAATTCATGATACATAAGCCACTTACTTGGTGTGGTGGAAATGCTAATGATTTTAGAAAAACAGCAGATATATTAGATACATGTCAAAAATCCATAACAAATATATATATGGAGAATGTAAAAGAAGGTATTACAGAAGAAAAAATAACGGAACTTATAAATAATGAAACATGGTTTACAGGTAATGAAGTAGAACAATATTTTAATGTTAAAGTTGAAGAACAATCTGATGTTGTTGCTTGTAGTTCTCAATATTTTAGTAAGTATAGTAAAACACCTTCTAATATACTAAATAAAGAAAAAGGATCAATAGATCATGATGAGATAGCAGCTAAAGTAATACAAATAATAAAAAATAAAAATTTAGATGCTAAAGAAAAAGAATTAAAAGATAAGTTAGAAAAAGAAAAAGAAGAGATATTAAATGATTTAGATTTGATCTAAGTCTTTTTTATTGCAAAAAAATAAAATCTAAAGTGAGGAAATATTATGCCAAAGGAATTAAAAGAATTACTAGATAAGATAAATGCAAAAAAGGAAGAAGTTAGAAACCTAGCTAATGAAAATAAAATAGAAGAAGCAAAAGCAGCTAAGGAAGAATTAAAAAAATTAAGTGATAAATTTAATGTTTTATATGATTTATATGAAGAAGAAGAAGAAAATACTAAAGAAAATGTAAAAAACAAAGCCAAAAAATTAGATTTATCAGATTCTAAAAAAGAAGCAAAAGCTTTTGTAAATGCTATAAAATCAAGACTAACAGAGTCTAAAATAAGTGATGAAGATAAAGCTATATTAAATCAAATGAGCGAAGGAAGTTCAGCTGATGGAGGATTAACTGTACCTCAAGATATGAGAACAGAAATAAAAGAACTTAGAAGAGGTGAAGATTCATTAGAAGAATTAGTTAATGTTGAACCAGTAACAACTCTAAGTGGATCTAGAGTTATAGAAATGAGTGCAGATGAAACACCATTTGACAATATAGACGAAGCAGCTGATTTCCCAGAAGTAGAAACACCTAAATTTAAAAATATAGATTATAAGGTTAAGAAAAAAGGTGGAACTTTAAAAGTTACTAGAGAGTTAATTCAGGATTCACCAGAAAATATACAAGCATATTTAAAAAAATGGATTTCTAAAAAAGCTAAAGTAACGAGAAATTTCTTAATATTAAAGAAAGCTGATGAAATAACAACTGGAAAAGAAATACAAGTTGCAACTTTAGATGATTTAAAGGATATATTCAATGTTTCTCTTGATCCAGCTATAGCTTTAACTTCTAGCCTTATAACTAATCAAGATGGTTATAACTATCTTGATAAATTAAAGGATCAAGATGGCAAGTATATACTTCAACCAGATCCTATGAAACCAAAAAGTAAATTATTATTTGGTATGTATCCAATTAAAAAACTTTCTAATAAGACATTAAAAACAAGTGAAAATAAAGCACCTATATATTGTGGAGATCTAAAAGAAGCTATAACTTTATTTGATAGAGAAACTCTTTCAATAGAAATGAATACTCAAGGTGATTCTTATTGGAATAAAGATTTAGCTGGAATAAAAGTTAGAGAGAGATTAGATATAAAAGATGTTGACACAGAAGCTATAGTAAAAGGAGTTATAACTTTACAACCGACTAAATCTAAATAAATGCATATAAAATAAATTTTAAGATAATAATACCTTGAAATTTCAAGGTATTATTAGTCTATGAAAGATTTTGAGATACCTTAGAATCGATTTAAATAGGTCGTTTTTTTAGCTATTTTTTAAGAAATGAGGGATTAAATGATTCTAACTTTAGAAGAAGCAAAAGAATATATAAAAGTAGATTTTGATGATGATGATTGTGATATACAAGATTGTATAGATGCAGCAGAAGAATATTTAAAAGAAGCTACAGGAAAAGAATTTAATAGTGATAATAAAAGAGCTAAAAGATATTGCAAAGTTTTAGTTAAAGATTGGTATGATAATAGGGAACTAATGGTAAATAAAAAAACAAGTAATAAGGTAAGATTTACCTTACAATCTATTATGACTCAATTAAAGTATGGTGATTAAATGGCTCAATGTAGATTAACTGAAAGAATAATAATAGAGAAATATTCATCATCTCAAAATGAAAATGGATTTGACATAGAAGATTGGACTGAATATTATAAGTGTTGGAGTAGCTATAAACAAGTTACAGGTAGAGAATATATAAGTGCAAAAGCTACAAATAGTGAGAATATAGTTACTTTTACAGTTAGATACTGTAATAAAATAAAAGAATTATTGAAACCTGGAGCAAGTAAAATATTTAGAATAAAATATAAAGATGAATACTTTGATATAGAAAATGTCTTAGACTTTGAAAACTTACATAAATTTGTAGATATTAAAGCTAAAATAAATTGTTAGATTTCCAATTATTACCTTTTAAGTTATAATGGACTTGGAGGTGTTGTTATGAAAAAAACATTTATTTCAATATTATTAGTAATTTCTATATTTATTTTAGTTGGGTGTAATAAACAATTAACTACAAATGATAATGGGAAGGTTACATCTGAAGAACTAGTTAATACTATTGAAGAAGTGCATAAAGATTCAAATATATATTTTATAAAAGATAAAGAAAGGCTATCTATTGAATTTGAGTATAAAAATACTAATGCCAAAGAAATTTATAAAAATTTTAAAGATGATGTAAATAAAATAATAGATAATAATAAAAAACTAATATTAGATTATAAAGAAATAAAAGAAATAGATTTTAAACCGTTAGTTGATAAACAAGCTTTAGGATGTTCGTTATTATGTAAGGTAGAAAATAATAATATTACCATAGATGAAGATAATGCTAGTGAGAATAGTATCAAAGGTGGATTAGATATTCTAAATGATAAAGTTGATTCAAGTATTAATATCCCAGAAGAGGATACAAATACTATTGAAAATACTAATACTAATGATGGATCTATTTCTGTTCCTGAAGAAGGAGAATTTAAGCCTGAAACATTAATAAATGATCTTAATATAGGAAATACAGGATTAGAACATTCTACTTTTGAAGTTAAGAATAATGGAGATAAAAAAGTAATATCAGTTGATTTACTTTATAAAAACCAAGCTTTAGTTAATGGAATAGTTACAAAGATACAATTTTTACTTGAAAGAGCATTTAAAGATAGTGGATATGATATAGAGTTATGTATATCTCAAAAGCACCCAATGGATTTATATAGATGTAAATATATAGATGGTTCTTGGAGTGAATAAAATAAAAGGGGTAAGCTTAAAGCTTATGCCTTTTTTATTTGGAGGTTTTATATGTCAAGCACTATAGAACTTGAAGGATATGAAGAATTCGAGGAGTATGTAAAGAACATGGCTTTAGATGCTACTATAAAAAGACAAGCTGTAAGGTCAGGTATAAAAGTAATTGGAGAAGGGTTAGAAAATGATACTCCACGTGGACCAACTGGAGAACTTGCTGAAATCAAAATATCTGTTAAAGAGAATGATTTAGCAACAGAAGGAACTGCAAAAAGTAAAGCCTTCTATGATATATTCCAAGAATATGGTACAAGTGAACAAAAAGCACATGTAGGATACTTTGAAAGAAGTGTTGGAGAAAATACAGAGGAAGCTATTTCAAAAGTAGCTCAAACTATTTTTAAGAAAATGGGGTGATATATTGAAAAATAAAATTGAAATAGATACCTCAATTATAAAAAAGAAATTAAAGGAAGTTTTAAATGATAAAGAAATATTAGATTTAACAAGTGATAAAAAGGTATATTTTATACATGCTAAAAATGCTAGACCTCCATATATAGAGTATCAAGTTGTTAATTCTAAAGGTAGTGATTATAGCGAAGGAAATATAAACTATATAAATCACTTAGTTCAAATTGATATTTTTAGTCTAGATGATTATACAGAACTAGAAACAGTTATAATCAATAAATTAATTAAAGATGGATTTCAGTTAAATCCTGGAAGTCCAGATTTATATGAAAAAAACACAAATTTATATCATAAACCTTTAAGGTTTAATATTGATTTACCAACTAGCTAATATACTAAGCTAGTTTTTTTATTTGTAAAAAGAAAGGAATGAAAACACAATGGCAGCACAACAAAGAATATTACCAGTAGTAAATGTAAGTAAATTATATGTAGCTCACTTACTAACTGAAACTGATGGAAGCATAACTTTTGATATTCCTCGTTACTTAGAAGGGGTTAAACAAATAGGAATAAAACCAAAACAAAATAGTGATCCATATTACCATGAAGGTAAAAAAGTCCTAGAAGAACAAACTTTACAAGATGTAAAAGTAACTCTAAATATAACAGACTTAAAAGATATAGATGAATGTTATGTTATGGGACATAAATTAGCTAAAACAGGTGGAGTAATAAAAAACGATAATGATATAGCTCCAACACTTGCTATTTTATATAAATCTGAAAAATCTCAAGGTATTGATAAATACGGTATATTATATGCTGGTACATTTGGTTTATCAGACGAGGATTTAAAATCTAAAGAAGGTAAAGCTAACTTCCAAGCTAAGAAAATAGAAGCGAGTTTTAGACCTCTTATAAATGGATTATGGCAATATAATGTATGTAGTGATTCACCCAATGCAACAGAGGAATTTTTAAAGAATTTCTTTAAACAAGTTACTATACCAGAAGAAAAAGTAGATGAAATATCTGAACATTAAGGAGTGAAATTAAATGAAAAGAAAATTTAAAATAGGAAATGAAAACTTAGACTTTGAAATGACAAACAAAACTATATTTGATATAGATGAAAGATTTGATAACTTCGGAGATGTAATAAATGGGGTTATGTATGGTAAAAATTTATATAACAATGCTTTAAAAATTATGGTATGTTCTTGTATATCTAAAAGATATGATAAAGATTATAATGAAAATCCATTAACTATAAATGAATTAATGGAGAAATTAGAGCCAGATCAAGTTATAGATGAAATAATACCTTTTGCAACAGGTCTATATTTAGACTATAGAGGTGTTAAAAAATCTAATACTAACAATGAAAATGTAGAGGAAGAAAGTAAAAAAAAATAGATTTTAGTGAAAAGCCATTTGATATAAATAGGCTTTTTTTTATTGCAAAAACACAACTAAATTTTACTAGACAAGAGTTCTTTGATAGCACTTTTAAAGAAATTGTAATGCTAATCGAAGAACTCAATAAAACACATGAAGAACAAACTCAATCAATTTCAAATGATGAATACGTTGAAAAAGTTGTAAATATAGATGAAATACCTTTCTTGTAGAAAGAGAGAAAGGAGAATAGATGGGTGATACAGAAAAACGAATAACCGCAAAGATGATTTTAGATGACTCTGGATATTCAAGCACATTAAAAGGTATAAATTCAGAGTTAAAAAATAATAAGAGCGAATTAAAAGCTGCTCAAAGTGGTTTAGAAGCATTTGGTAAATCTACAGAAAGTGTAAATAGAGTTCAAAGCTCATTACAGAAACAATTAGATTTACAAAATAAGAAATTAGAAACTTATAAAAAAAGTGTTAAGGATGCTACAGAAAAACTACAAAGTAATATACATAAAAGAGATGAATTAGCAAAATCTCTTTCTAGAGCAGAAAAAGCTCATGAAAATGCTATAAAAAATTATGGCAAGGAAAGTAAAGAAGCTAAAGAAACTGAAAGGGCTTTACAAGAATTACAAAAAGAACATGATAAGCTAGATCGAACTGTAGAAAATAATGCTAAGACTTTACAAAACTATGAAACACAAATGAATAAAGCCGAAGATGAAGTAAATAAGGCTAAATCTGCTATAAATAAATTCAATAAAGAAGTAGAAAATACTCATGGTATAGGAGATGCATCTAAGCGACTTGAAGATTTAGGAAATAACTTTAAACACGTAGGTAGTAAAGCTCAAGAAATAGGTGGTAAGCTTACCACTCATGTTAGTTTACCTCTAATGGGTGTAGGTGTAGCTGCAGCTCACGTTGGGTTAGAATATGAAGAAGAAATGGATAAAGTTGCTGCTATAAGTGGAGCAACTGGAAGTGATTTTAAAAAGCTACAAGATAAAGCAGAAGAAATGGGGTCTAAAACAAAATTTAGTGCTTCAGAAGCAGGACAAGGTATGGAGTATATGGCCATGGCTGGGTGGAAGACTGGCGATATGCTCGAAGGTATAGAACCTATTTTAAATTTAGCTATAGCATCTGGAGAGGAATTAGGAACAACTTCAGATATAGTAACAGATGCTTTAACAGGATTTAATTTAAAAGCTAAAGATGCAGGTATGTTTGCTGACGTATTGGCTGCTGCAAGTAGTAATGCAAATACTAATGTTGGTATGATGGGTGAAACATTTAAATATGCAGCACCTGTCGCTGGAGCATTAGGATATAGTATTCAAGATACATCATTGGCTATAGGCTTAATGGCCAATAGCGGTATCAAAGCAGGGCAAGCTGGTACTGCTCTTAGAGCAGGTTTAACTAACTTAGTAAAACCTACAGATTCAATGGCCGCAGCTATGGATAAGTATGGAATATCTATTAAAAATAGTGATGGAAAAATGAAAAGCTTTAGAGAAGTTATAACTGAGCTTAGGGACAAATTAGGTAATTTAGATAAATCTACTCAAGCAAGTACAGTATCAACTATATTCGGTAAAGAAGCTATGTCTGGATGGCTTGCAATAATAAATTCAAGTCAATCAGATTTTGATAAATTAGCAGATGCTATTGATAATAGTGAAGGTTCTGCAGCTAAAATGGCTAAAACTATGAGTGGAAATGCAAAAGGCAGCATTACCGAAATGAAAAGTGCTTTAGAAGGAGCTGGAATAAAAATATTTCAAGTATTAGCTCCAGCCATAACAAGTGTAGCTAATGATATTAGTGATTTAGCAAATAGCTTTAGTAATTTAAGTCCTGAAACACAAGAATTTATAGTAAAAATGGGTATGGCTGCTATAGCAATTGGCCCAATAACAAATGGTATTGGGCATGTTACTAGTGGTATTGGAGGTTTAATTGGAGCTGTAGGAAAGTTTAAGGCTCTAAAAGCAGCTGCCACTTTTGGTGATTTTGCAAAAATATTATTTGGTGTTGGAACTGCTACAGAAACTGCTGGTGTTGGACTTGCTGGAGCAGGAGCGGCAGCTGGTGGATTTGGAGCAGCTATAGCATCTGCGGCACTTCCAGTAGCTGGAGTAGTAGCAGGAGTCGCGGCCGTAGGATATGCAGGCTATAAAACTGCTAAATATTTAAATGAAGATGCAACTCCTTCTGTAGACCTATTTGCAGATAAAGCTCAATCTACAACGGATAAATTTGGTAATGTAGCTGAAGCAACTTCAAAAAATATAATTAAAATTTCTGATTCAACTAGGAAGTCCGTTAGTTCATATATAGAATTAGATAAAAAAGCAAGTTCTTCACTTATGAACTTAAAAGTAAATTCTGATAAGTTTACAAAAGGAGCTAAAGATTCTGTAATTAAAAACTTTACTGAAATGAGTAAAAAATCTAGTACTTTAAGTAAAGAACAAAGAGAAAAAATGACAGTAGATTTTAAAAAATTAGTTAGTGATACAGGTGTTTTAACTAAAAAAAATAAAGATGAAATTATAAAACAATATACTGCTATGGTAAATGGTACTAAGGGACTTACTAAAAAACAAAAAGATCAGACTATAAAAGATTTTAAAGATACATTAAATCAAAGTGTTAGACTCACTAAAAAGCAATCACAAGACTTACAAAAAATATATACAGATATGGGAAATAAAATCAAAACTGGATTGGATAAAAAAAGAGATGATGAATTAAAAAGCCAAAAAGATTTTTTTGCAAAATCAAGTGCCCTTACTTCAAAAGAAGAAGCCAGAATTTTAAATGATACTGAAAAATATTGGAATGATAAGAAAAATAAAATAGATGAGTATCAAAATCAAATAAATAACATCATTAAGCAAGCAGCAGATGAACATAGACAAATAACAGATGATGAATCTAAAACTATAAATGATATTCAAAAAGAAATGAAAGAAAATGCAGTTAAAACTCTATCCGATAATGAGGTAGAAGCTAAAGTGATACTTGAAAGAATGAAAGGACATGATGAACGTATAACTGCTGAAATGGCATCTAAACATATACAAGAATTAAATAGATCTAGAGATAAATCTATTGAAGCAGCTAACCAAGAATGTGATAAACGTATCGCAGAAATAGTTCGTATGAGAGATGAGACTAAGGTTATAAGTGATGAACTAGCTGATAAACTTATTAATGATGCTAAAAAACAAAGAGATGAAACTGTTAAAGCTGCGAAAGATACTAGAGATAAAGCCGTTAAAGAGATAACATCTATGAATTCCTCAATTTCAAAGGATGTTGATACCACTACAGGAAAAGTAAAAAATAACTGGCAAAAGCTTAAAGATTGGTGGGATAGCTGGAATCCTGTGCCTAAAATATTTAATATATTTACTAAAAAACATGATTCAGCTCCAGATAAAAACTGGACTGGTAACTCCCACTTTAGAGGTGGATTTACAACCCTACATGAAAGAGGATATGAATTATATGACTTACCAACAGGGACTAGAATCTATAATCATGAATCTAGTGTTGAACTTTTAAAAGAAACTGCGAATAGCTTAGCAGCTAGAATGTCTAAAGGAGCCAATGGTAATATAGAAGTTACTCAAAATATTTACTCTCCGACACCTACTCCTAGCGAAGTAGCAAGACAAACAAAGAATATGCTTAGAGAGTTAGCTATAGGAGGTTAAAATGAGCTTAAATGAAAAATTTATATATATGAATGAAAAAGAAGAGCAGATAGAATTTTCTGCTCTTTCTCCTTTTTTTCTTACAAAAATATCTGGAATAGCAGGTATTAATAATATTATTACAAGTTCAGATAGTACATCAGATGGATCAGTTTATATTTCTTCACGATTTTCAAACAGAAATATAGTGCTACAAGGAAAACTTAAAAGAGAAAACAGAGATATTAATAGAGATAAACTTATAAAAGTATTAAACCCTAAACTTAAAGGTAAATTAATTTATTCTAATAAAGATACTAATGTAATTAAATATATAGATTGTAGAATTGAAAAGAGTCCAGACCCTGTTAAAGATTTTATTTCTACTTTTCAAATAAGTTTCATATGTAATGATCCATATTGGAAAGACATGACTAGTACAAAATTTAATATAGCTAGGTGGGTGGGGGACTTTAGATTTCCTCATTTTATTATACCTGGAGGAATAACTATGGGACATAGGCAACCAAGTCTTATTGTTAATGCTGTTAATAATGGAGATATAAAAACTGGTATGATAATAGAATTTATTGCCCATGGTACATTAAAAAATCCTGGCTTATTTAATGTTAATACTAGAGAATCTATAAAAATTAATAAGTCTATGGATCCAGGAGAAGTAATAACTATAGATACTAATTTTGGTAGAAAAAAGATAGAAAGCAGTTTAAATGGAGTTAAAACTAATATACTAAATTATTTAGATTTAGCAGGGGGTGGAAGTACATTCTTACAACTTGATACAGGTGATAATCTCTTGAGATATAATGCTGATGAAAATTTAAGTAATTTAGAGGTAAATATTTATTTTAATCCTGGTTATTTAGGAGTTTAAATATGGAATTATATATTTTTAATAAAAATTTAGAACTCAAGGGGATATTAGAAGTTTATACATCTTTAAGATGGATTAGAAGTTTTTATAAAGCTGGAAAGTTTGAGTTACATTGTAAGTTAAATTCTAAAACAAAAGAATTACTAAAAAAAGATAATTTAATTTATAAAAAAGATGATACAGAATTAGGATGCATAGAATCTATTAAATTACATCATAGCAGTAATGAAGATGAAACAATTCAAGTAACAGGTACTTTTATAACAGGTTATTTAAAAAGGAGAATTAATTGGGGTAGATTAACCTTTGATGGGTCTTGTGAAACCTTAATGAGAAAATTAGTAAATGATAATGCAATTAATCCAACTAATGCAAATAGAAAAATACCAAACTTGATATTAGGAGATTTAAAAAACTTTAATGATGAAATACATTATCAAAATAGTTTTGGCAATATCCTTGATGAACTCGAAAAAATAAGTAATACATCTAATATAGGTTATAAGATAGATTTTGATTATATTAAAAGGAAGCTTATATTTAATACCTATAAGGGCATTGATAGGAGTTTAAATCAAACAATTATTGCACCTTGTATATTTTCTAGAGATTTTGAAAATATACTTGAACAAGATTATTTCGAAAGTATTAATAACTTTAAAAATACATGTTTAATAGCTGGAGCTGGTGAAGGTCTAGATAGAAAATTAACGTCTATAGAAAATGGCTATGGATTAGATAGATATGAATTATTTGTAGATGCTAGAGATATAAGTGATAAAGATAGAAAAACAAATGCTGAAGGAGAAGAAATAGAAATTGAAATTCCACCTTCTAAATATATTCCCTTATTGGTTCAAAGAGGAGAAGAAAAGCTCAAAGAATATAAAGAAATAAATACATTTGATAGTAAAGTTAATACAAGAGGAAATAACATTTATAAAAAAGATTATGATTTAGGCGATATCGTTACTGTATTTGATAAAAAGTGGAATATTCAATTAGATGCTAGAATAACGGAAGTTGAAGAAATTTATGAAAATGGTAATTTTGAGATAAACCCTATATTTGGGAATGAGATCCCAACAATAATAGATAAAATTAAAAGAATAGTGAGGTGAAATAATGGAACATTCTAGTTTTTTTAATGCAAAATTAAGTGATGATGGTACTCCAGATAGAGTATATACTGCCGAAAACTATGCTAATTATTTTTCTAGTTTTATAGGTAATGGGGTATTCCCTAATCCTTCTACAAACTTGCAAGTATGCTCAAATGAAGATATGTTTATAAAAGTATCTCCTGGTAAAGCTTGGATAAATGGATATATGTACTACAATGATAGTGATTTAATCCTTAAAATTGATCCTGCTGATGGAGTTTTAAAAAGAATTGATAGAATTGTTTTAAGGTTAGACTTTTTAAATAGAGAAATAACCTCTATTGTGAAAAAAGGTGAATTCAATAGCTCTCCTATAGGTAAAAGTTTACAAAGAGATGCTAATGCTTATGAATTATGTATAGCTGAAATTTTAGTTAATAATGGTGATATCTCAATAAAACAAAGTAATATTACAGATACAAGACTTAATTCTGATGTATGCGGTATTGTAACTCAAACAGTTAAAACAATAGATACAACAACATTGTTTAAAAAATTAGAAGGTTATATCGATGAAAGAGGTAAAGATGTAGAAGGCTGGGTAGCCAATGCAACTACTCAATGGGGTAAAGAATTTAATACATGGTTTGATTCAATAAAAGATATTTTAGATGGAGATGTAGCAGGAGCATTAGCCAATAGGATTACATTAATTGAAAAGGAACTAGGAGCAAATAAGTCTACATTAAAATCTAATATAAATGCAATAAGAGAGGTGTTATAATGTCTGCTCTCAATACACTAGTATATGAAACTACTAATATAAAAAATGAATTAATTACTTGCTATACCAATTTAAAAAATAATTTAATTGAAAAAGGTGTGGAGTGTAGTGATAAGGATAAATTTGAGAATCTAGTTAGTAAGATTAACTCAATATCAACAGGTAAAAAATGGGCAAAAGGAGAAGCTATATCATCATCAGATAAAATACGATTTAAATTGTTAACTTCCAATGATGATTCTTTTTCTACAACTTATATAATAATACCTAAGTTGGATTTTATTCCAACAACCATTATAGCTAGATATGGTCAGCAACCATCTTGCTCTTCCGATAGAGTTTTTTATAAAATATCAATTTTAAATTCATTGAATGGGTTTGTTAAATGTGATACAGCGGATATATGCTCTGGAAATGGTGCATCAGAATACTCACATTCTTATGAAGTAAATTCGACTGTCATGCTTGGAAATGGTTGTTATAGAATACCTTTGCATCTTAGAACTTCTAGTGGATGTACATTTGAGTGGATAGCATTTGAATAAAAGAGGTGATATTATGATAAAACAATTAGGAACGAAAGTATATTATTGTAAAAATAGTGGTGATGTAATTTTAATAATAGGTGATAGACGAGGTTTTGTATCTGAAACAAATTTTGATGAAGATTACAACATATATATCGCACTTAATGAAAGAAATAAAAATATGATTGGTTTAATTAAGCTTGAATACGGAGAGTATTTTAAACTTAGTAAAGGAAGTACAGGAGTTAAAGTAGATTTAGAAACTAATAAACTTATATTTACCTATGATCCCTTGCCAGAAGAGCCAAAGGAACCTACAGAAATTGAAAAACTTAATTTAAAAATAGACGAGTTAAAAGAAGCTCAAAAGCAACAAGATAAAGTCTTATTAGAAACTAGCTTACAACTAGCCATGCTAAATATAAAATAAATGAATTTTAGGAGGATATTAAAATGATATATGGATTATTAAAAAGAATGATAGAGCAAGATAATTATGATAATAAAGAGGAATTTCAAACTAAGTTAGATACATTTTATGCTTTAAATAGAATAACTAATGAACAATATATAGAACTAACAAAATTCTTAGAATCTAAGGAAACAATAGTAACTACAAATAAAGGAATAGGAAAGTAGAACTTTAAAGAAAGTTCTTTTTTTATGGCTAGATTTAATTATCTAGCCTTTTAATATATATACTGGAGGAAGTGCATGAATATAGAAATTTCATTATTATGTACAATAACTGGCGCCCTTTTTGGCTACATGACATATAAAAAGAAAACAGAACATGACATAGAAGAAGGTGCATCACAAAAAACCTTACTAGCCACAAAGTTAGATTATATAAGCAAAGGGGTAGATGATATAAGGCTTGATATAAAGGCTCAAGATGTTAAGTTAAACAACACGATAGAAAGGCTTGTAAAGGTAGAAGAGAGTACTAAATCAGCACACCACAGAATAGATACTTTAGAATACAAGGGAGATGAAAAGTATGAAAGAAAGATTTAAAAACCCATATTTTTGGTTAGGTTTAGGAGGAGTTATATTTAGTGCTGCAGGAGTAGATTTTAAAACTTTAACAAGTTGGAGTTTATTAGGTAATGCATTATTAAATATATTAGCTAATCCAGTTGCAGTTGTATCTGTAATAGCAGCTATTGTTGGTGTTGTTGTAGATCCTTCAACTAAAGGATTAAAAGATAATAAAGATAATAAATAGGAGGTTTATATAATGGGAACTTATAATGTACATGCAGGACATGATGCACAAGGAAGAGGAGCTAGTGGAGCTAGTGATAAAATAGATAAAATAGGTTGGATATACGAATCTATTGAAGATAGGAAAGTAAAAGATGAAGTTATAAGACTTTTAAAAGAGAATAATAATACTGTTTATGATTGTACTGTAGATGCAGCTGGTACACAAGAAAAAAACTTATCTCAAATAGTTGCTAAATGTAATGCACATAACGTTGATTTAGATGTATCTATTCACTTTAATTCTGGACGTGATGATGAAGAAGGGGATGGAGATAATGCAGGTGTTGAGGTCTACTGTTATGATGGAGGAACTAAAGATATAGCAAATAGAATATGTAATAATATATCTAAATTAGGATTTGATAATAGAGGGGTTAAATTTAAAAAAGATTATTATGTATTAAGAAATACAAAGGCTCCAGCTATACTTATAGAGTGCTGCTTTATAGATGATAAAGATGATATATTGCTATATAAAAAAGTAGGGCATAAAGCTATAGCAAAAGCAATAGTAGAAGGTATATTAAATAAAAATTTAGATAAAAAGTATACGAATTGTATTTTATATGGAAATGATATAGATAGGGTAGGAGCAGAAATAATCTCTTGGACTAAAGAAGATTGTATAATAAAAAATGTTAAGGATCATATAGCTTGGGAAGGTAGTAATTTATTTACTGTAGGTGGACCAGCAAAATCTGAATTAGATAAAATGAATACAAAAGAGAAGTATACTTCTATAGTCGGTTCAGATCGTTATGATACAATAAGAAACTGTTTAAAATTTGTAGGTCGTTAAATGAAGATAAAATTGTATAATATAAATATATAAGAGCATGTCAACTCTCGAACTGTAGAGAATAAATTCAGTAGTTTCTAGACCTAGCAACTAGAAAAAAGTGACCACTCCAACTCAGGTCGCTTTTATATAAATATCAAAAGAATCCACTTATTTTTAAGTGGATTCTTTTTGCTTATAGACGATTTTTATCATTTTTTTTCAAATCTATTAATTTTTTTAAATTTAAATTTATACTTATTAAAACACAAATAAGTACTATTATAAGAACATAAATTATATGATTATTATCCGATATTTTTATTGCATCTATAGCCTGATATATATTATTTAATGCATTTATTAGCTCTGTGTTAAATTCGCTCAACTCATAAACTCCTTATATCATATTTATCTGTCTGCGAAATATACTCCCTTTATATCGCCAGAGAAATTTATATTATCTATTACTGCTGTATGACTTACTTCTACATAAAATTGTCCTTGTGAATTAGTTGCTCTAATACCTGGCTCACTTTTCCATCTCGAACTAGGGAATACAGCTGAATTAAATTCCCATCTACCATATCTATCAGCTTTAGAACTTAGATCTTTATACTTGAATCCATTTGCTTGGAAAGTCCAAGTATATGGTGATAAAAGTCCGTCTAATGATACTTTTTGTGAACTTGATCCATTTGAATCTGGAGCCCAATCTATTAATTTTTCTGTTTTAGATTTTGCTAAACTAAGTCTAGTTCTTTGTTGCATAATTCTTCCATAAGGATTATCTAATTCTAATTGTGTTAAACCTTTGATATCCCATACAGAAGATTTCTTTCCATCAACAACTGTATTTGAAGATTTTCTAGTTCCTTCTACTGTAGTCGTTATTCTTCCGAATCTAGAATTCCCTACAGAATATGTCCAATATAAATTTTTCATTACTCTACTATTGTTGTTTATTGTTTCATAGCTCTTTAGGTTTTTACTTTCTGTTTCTTTGATATCATTAACTAAATTTTCATAATTTACCCTATCAACATTTTCAAAATAATAAGACATATATATTTCATCACCAATATTATCTATGTATATACCAAATAAATTTGTTTCATTTTCTACATTTATATTACTAGATATAGGTTTCCCATCATTGTGTAATATGAAAGAGTTTTCGTTCGATAATGTTTTTTCTTCTATATCAGAAAATCTACTAACTTTCTCATTCATTAGATTTAATTTCATCTTAGGATCACTTTCTTTATACTCATTCCACTCGCTAATAGAAATCTGATCAGCATTCACAATACTTATATCTTTATTCTCCGGTAAGTTATTTGCTGATGCAATTGTTGTGCAAGCTAGAATAAAACAGCTAGCTAATGTACTTATTTTTTTAAAACTCATAATTATAATCTCCCTTGTAACAATTTATTAATTAATGCATAGAGGATTATATCATAAAAATTTTATATTAAAATTTTTTTCATTCGTCAAATTCATAC